CAGTACCTTGGCCAAGGTACTGCTGCTGGTAGCTGCATGGTGAACCGTGACTTCGTTGGTGCACGGCTTGAGCCTGCCGACATCAATGCACTGCGCGAGCTTTATACCGCGCAGGTGATCAGCAAGGAGACACTGCTCAAGGAACTTGCTGACGGCGAAGTCTTCAGTGATGACTTCGACGTTGATACCGAAATGGAGGCCTCCAATGATGCGAGTATTGGCCTATCGCCTACTTGATTGGCTGACCGATCGCCTCGTGGATGTGATGATCATGGTCGAACCAAGAAAGCCACGTCATCAGGTTCTTGACTACCACATCTGCAACTTGCCGGATGACATCCTGGCGATTGTGCGCGTCAGCTGGTATGAAGATGGCAAACCTAAGGAAATTGATGAGCAGGTGATCATGGAAGACGGCGAAAGCGGCATGATCACATTTGCTGAGCTTGTTGGCCATTCAATGGAGAATGGCGCCAATGTCAGCATCCGATCGTCATACAACCCTGAGGATCTGGGCATCATCTCATGAGCACTCCAGCGGCGTTGTACCGTAATGCCATTGACCTGAACCGCTACAGCAATAGCGTCGCACGACGCATCATCAATAGTTACAACGACATCATCATCGATGCCGTCAACCAGCTACGGACCATTGATGAACTTGCTGCACCGGTGAAGGCTGCACGGTTGCGCGGCATCCTGGCGCAGCTGAAAGACAGCCTCGGTACATGGGCAGGTGATAGCACCGCCGCAACTGCCATCGAGCTGCAAGGCATCGCGCAGCTGCAATCCGAGTTCGTCACTGATCAACTGCGGCGTGCATTACCGCCGGGTGAACGCAACATCGTGCGCACGGTTGAGATCAGCCCGCAGTTTGCGCAATCGGTCGTTACCACTGACCCGACGCAGCTCAATGTGGTCACCTTGAGTGATGATCTGTTTGCTGCTGCGTACGGTTCACCGCAGACCTACAGCCTGACCGCTGCTCAAGGTGCAACGATCACGCTACCCAATGGGCAGGTCGTCGAGAAGGCATTTCGTGGCATCGCCACCAGCCAAGCCGAGCAGTTCTCGCAGGTGGTACGCAATGGCCTGTTGACTGGTGAACCGACACCGGCGATTGCCAAGCGGTTGATCGGAAGCCTGCAGTTCGGCGAGGAAGCCCGCACCGTGAAGCAGCTCATCGCTGCCGGTGGTCAGTCAACAGCAGTGGCCGACAACCAGATCATGACCCTTGTCCGCACCAGCATCAACCAGGTGGCCAATACCGCCAGCCAGCAGGTGTACGAGGCCAATCAGGACATCACCAGCAAGTACCGGTACGTCGCCACACTGGACAGCCGAACCAGCTCAATCTGCCAGGCGCTTGATGGCCGTGAGTTTGAGTACGGCAAAGGTCCGATGCCACCGCAGCATTTCAACTGCCGCAGCACGACCGTGCCGGTGATCGACTACAAGCGCCTCGGGTTCCCGCCACCGCCGGAAGGTACACGCGCCTCTGCAGGTGGGCAGGTGCCGGCTGGGATGAGCTATGGCGAATGGCTGGCCAAGCAATCCGAAGCAGTGCAGGCCGATGCACTTGGTCCCGGCAAGGTGCCGTACTTCAACAGGCTGGCCAAGCAATACGGGCCGAAGGATGCGATCGCCAAGCTGGTGCGTGATGATGGCTCAGAGCTAACCTTGGCGCAACTACAGAAGCGGTATGGACCTGCCTGAGCTGAAGTACCACTACGCCGACGGCCGCAAGGCATCTGAGTTCATGCTGCGTGATGGTATCGACTGCCGGTACGTCGAGCATCCCGGCGGCTATGGCGCGTGGTACACCAGAGCCGGGTTAGCCTTGACGCAAGGTTGCACGATCAGCAATGGCCAAGAAGAAGACCGACAAGGTGGGGAAGGTGATGGGCGAGTTCAAGCGGGGAACGCTGCACACCGGCAAGCCCGGACCAGGAAAGGGTCCAACCGTCAAAAGCCGGAAGCAGGCAATAGCCATTGCTCTCTCTGAAGCCGGCAAATCCCGCAAGAGGAAGTGATGGCCAAGAAAAAGCCCGGCCTTTACGCCAACATCAACGCCAAACGCAAGCGCATCGAAGCTGGCAGCAGGGAACGCATGGCGCGCAAGGGTGAAGCAGGCAGGCCCAGTGCTGCTGCATTCAAGGCTGCCGCAAAGACTGCCAAGAAAAAATGACCATTACCTATCGCGGCGAGCAGTTTGACGGCTACAACAAGCCCAAGCGGACGCCATCGCATCCGAAGAAGTCCCATGCGGTACTCGCCAAGGAAGGCGATACCGTCAAGCTCATTCGTTTTGGTCAGCAGGGCGTAGCAGGCTCACCACCACGAACAGGAGAAACGGCAGCAGCCAAGACCAGAAGGGCATCGTTCAAGGCGCGCCATGCTGCCAACATAGCCAAGGGCAAGATGTCTGCTGCTTATTGGGCGGATCGTGAGAAATGGTAGCCTGTACGGGTAACTAACCCTGCGGGTTATCCATGTCTGATGAACTGAACACCCAGGAGCCTGCGGCTACCGGGGGTGACAATACCGAAGCGCTGCAACGTAGCGTCGAGGCATTGGAACGCAAGAATGCGGAGCTGATCGCTGAATTGCGTGCAGCCAAAAAGTCAAAGCTGCCGGATGGTGTCAATGTTGACGAACTCCTTGAGTTCAAGCGTCGCGCCGAGCAAGCTGAACTCGAATCCCAAGGCAAGTACCAAGAAGCCAGGCAGGCTCTGGAGCAGCAGTACCGTGAGGCGGCGTCGCAGAAGGACCAGCGCATCAGCGAACTTGAAGCCCGCGTCCGAGAGCTTGAACTCATCGCCCCAGCCGTGACTGCATTGGCAGACATCGTGCATGATCCTGATCTGGTGCTGAAGACCAAGCTGAAGCCTGAATCAATCGAGCGTGATGCTGATGGCACCGTCGTCGTGGTTGACGGCTACCAGCGCACACCGGTCAGCGAATGGGCAAAGGGTCTGCCGGCCTGGATGCAGAAGCAACCAAAGCCGCAAGGTGGTGGTGCACCATCCAATGGCGCCAGCACCGCCACGATCGGCATCAAGAATCCGTTTGCGCCCGAATCGTTCAATCTGACCGAGCAATCGCGGCTGTATCGCACTGATCGTGACCTGTACGAACGTCTCAAGGCTGCAGCCAAGCGCTAACATTATTGCAACCGGCTGCGCTGGTGATATAGGGCTGCGCCCAACACACCACCCATTCCATTTGAGGAATCATCATGGCGACACTTCGCTCTGATGTGATCATCCCTGAGATTTTCACTCCGTACATCATTGAGCAGACCACCGCTCGCGATGCCTTTCTGGCATCCGGCGTGGTGCAGCCGATGGCGGAGCTGAATGCCACCGAAGGCGGTGATTACGTCAACGTGCCTTTCTGGAAGGCCAACCTGTCTGGTGACTTCGAGGTGCTGACTGACAGCTCCTCGCTCACGCCCGGCAAGATCACTGCTGACAAGCAAGTCGGTGTGATCCTGCATCGTGGTCGTGCATGGGAATCCCGCGACCTGGCAGCTCTTGCTGCTGGCGCCGATCCCATGGCTGCCATCGGCGAGAAGGTGGCCTCCTATGTGGCCAACCAACGGCAGAAGGATCTGATCAAGTGCCTCGAGGGTGTCTTCGGTGCACTGACCGGTTCTGACAGCCCGGCATTCTCGGCGCTGCGCTTTGACACCAGCGGCATGACTGCACTTGGTCCCCGTCAGGTGGCCAAGGCCCGCAGCCTGCTGGGTGATCAAGGTGACAAGCTGGTCGCGGTTGCCATGCACTCGGCGGTCTACTACGACCTCGTTGAGCGCAAGGCCATCGACTATGTGACCAATACTGAAGCCCGTGGCGGCGGCACCGTTGCTACCACCGGCATCGCTCCGGTCTTTGCTGGCAGCATCCAAGGCGCCTACGGTGAGGTGTCGGTGCCGACCTACATGGGTCTGCGCGTCATCGTGTCGGACGACCTGACACCGACCAGCACCAACTACCCGGTGTACTTCTTCACCCAAGGCGCCATTGCCTCCGGTGAGCAGCTGGCACTGCAGACCGAAACCGACCGTGACATCCTCGCCAAGAGCGATGCCATGTCGATCGACCTGCACTACGTCTACCACCCGGTTGGCGCCAAATGGGCCGTGACCACTACTAATCCGACCCAAGCTCAGCTTGCGACGATTGGCAACTGGTCCAAGGTGTACGAAACCAAGAACATTGGTATCGTGCGCGGTACCGTCACTTCCAACTTCTGAGGTAACTAGCTATGGCTTCTATCTTTGAGCTGGGTGACATCCCCGGCGGCCTGCTGCCCAATCAGCTTGGCCTTGCCGAACCTACTGCTACTGCAACGCTGACTGCTGCGCAGAGCTACAACACCATCATCCGTGGTGTGCCGACTGCAGCGGCGACCTACACGACCGCCACTGCTGCTGCAATCGTTGCCGCCATCGGCGGTGACTGCGCAATCGGCACCACCTTTGAGGTGATTGTGCTCAATGCTTCGGCTGGTGCCTACACCATCACCATTGCAGGTGGCTCCGGCGTTACCGTCAGCGGTGTCGCCACTGTGGCGCAGAACGCCTCCAAGCGGTTCATCGGTCGCGTTACAGCCGTTGCCTCCGGCAGCGAAGCCATCACCCTATATGGCCTCGGTTCCGTGGCTGCTGCTGTCGCCTGATCATGGGTCTATTCGCCTTCCGGCGGATGCGTGAACGTGAGGCTGCTTCTTTGGAGGCGGCCTCTTTTTCCGCATCAGAGCCGACGCCTACACTGACATCAGAGGATCAGACCGATGGCCGTAGCAATCGACGCAACGCCAGGGGGCGCCAACGCCAACTCATACCTGACGCTGAATGATGCGCAGGCCATCATCGATGGCTTTGTGGAGGATGCTGATGTAACCGCATGGGCATCAGCAACCACTGATCAGAAGAATCGGGCACTGTTCACCGCAACGCAACGGCTTGATCGCGAACGGTTCCTTGGTGCACGATCTACCGATACGCAGGCGCTGCAGTGGCCGCGTACCGGTGTGCGCAAGCCTGACACCTACATCAACACCTACGCCGTAGGGTTTCCGTTCAGGATCAGCACGGACTATTTCGACGACACTGAGATTCCAACGCAGATCAAGTACGCACAAGTTGTGCTGGCGGTGTACCTGCACAACAACCCAAGTGGCATCGGGTTGAGTGGCCTTGAGGACTACAAGAACGTCAAGATCGGCAGCCTTGATGTGACGCCGAACCTAGGCTATGGCGCTGTCGGTGCTGACAAGGTGCCGCCGATCATGGAGCGTTACCTGACCGGTCTTAGACTGAGTGGACCAGGTAACTTCGCCATCAAACGGAGCTGATATGGACCGCGCCTACAGCCTCGGGTTTGAGTACATCAGCGACACCAACGCGCATACCGGCCGGTTCTGGCAGCTGTACGCCGTAGCTGATGCAGTGATTGCTTCAGCCACGATTGCCAATCAAACTGGCAACAACTTTACATCAGTGCCGCTCAATGCTGGCGATAGCATCATGGGCGTCTTCACTAGCGTTACACTCGCTAGCGGCAAGGTCGTCGCTTACAAGGTATGACCGCCTACTCTGCTGTCTACGGCATTGACTACGCCAAGGGTGCGGAGTTCATCGCCGATACCGACACGCATACCGGCCGCTGGTGCGCGATCCACTTCACCAGCAACTCGCAGGTTGATGTGGTGTCATCCAACTGGGTCAACGGTGGCCTCAGCGGTCATCAGTTTGATGCTGGCACCATTCTTTACGGTGTGTTCACCAGCATCAAGCTGCAAAGCGGTCACTGCGCTGCATACAGACTCTGATGGCACTTGCAACCTCGCTACGGGCAACAGCCAGCAAGCTGATCACCAAGTTTGGCGGGCAGGTAACGATGCGTCGGATCACGTTGGGCAGCTACAACGCAACCACCGGCAGCATCAGCGAAACCACAACCGACACGGTGATCCGTGGTGTACTGCAGGATGTCAACGCACGGGAGGTCAATGAACTGGTGCAGGCTGGTGACAAGAAACTGATCATTGCCGCCGCTGATCTGACCGTGGCGCCAAACACTGCCGACAAGGTGCTGATCAATGCCGTGACGCATCAGATCATCAAGATCAACACCATTGAGCAGGACAACCTGGCGATCACCTATGAGTTGATCCTGAGGGCCTGATCATGACGCGCCGCATCAAGCTATCGCAGATCGGCAGCTTCTCACAGGAGAAGTACGAACAGCTGCTGCGTGCGGTGGTGTTTGAGACTGACAGCCGCCTGAAGCTGGCCAGCCCGGTTGATACGGGGCGATTCCGCATGAGCTGGGCGATCAGCGAAAACAGCCCAGCCGACTACGATGCCGGACCGCAATCCGGCGGCGGCAGCATCACGCCACCACGGCGGCTGAACTATGCCGTCGAGCGCGCCGGCAATGTCTACCACATCTCCAACAGCCTGCCGTATGCGGAGCCGCTGGCCAATGGTCACAGCACGCAAGCCCCAGCAGGCTGGACGGACCTGATTGCGCGTGAGATGACCGACTGGGCGCGGCAGACTGCAAACCAGATCGGCAGGCAGGACTGATGGCAGCGCTGGACCTCAACACCATCAGGGCCACCATCGAAGGCAGATTGGCCACTGAGCTTGCTGCTGCACCGGTGCTGCCGGTGGTGTTCCACAATCAGCCGTACACGCCAGCGCCAAACAGCAGTTGGGTGCAATGCCTGATGACCTTCGGCACCAACAG